ACGACGATCCCGGCGATAAAAAATATGATGTAGTGGACTATTATCATGGTTAACCCTCTTCAACGTCTTTCGTGATTCCCAACAGATGTTCATTTCCTTCCAAAGGAATACACTGTTTATAAGCCATTCCAACGCAAACAAAAGGTCTGTCAGCGTCTTTATCGTCATTGATAAAGAAGAAATAATCCTGAAACCAGGTTTCCGTTTCTTTGTTACGCACTAAAACTTCCTGTAAAAAAGTAAATTGATGAGTCATTATGTCCCCACCTTCCTTAACGGCTTGAAGTCTTCCATGGTTCCCCCCCACATTTACTGCGCCATACAGGAGTAGTGTTTGAAAAAGTCGTACTCTTCGAGGAACAGGTAGTCGCCGCAGCACAGCGAGCGGTCTTTGATTTCGTACGGATGTTCCGTGAAGGTGCAGCGCGGCGTAAGCCCTTTCAGGGAGAAGAAAGCGCAGCTCGTACAGGAGCGCGCCGTCTGTACCCCGCCGCCATGGCAGAACCCGGCGAAGCTGCACCATCGGCAGCGCGTCGTATCTGTCACGAGGGATTGCTTGTCCTGCGCCGTAATGATGCGCTCGGCCTTCGCCTTCAGCCGCGCGAATTCATCCGGATTGAAGTATGCGCGTTCGGTATAGATTTCGCAGGTGTTCTTGTTCATGATTACCCACAAAGCGCGCTCGAGGCCCGCATAGCCCATGTAGCACTGGATTTGCGCGGCATATTCGGGATAGACCTCGCCCACGCCGCTGCGCTTGAACGCCTCGAACTTCTTGTCATTGGCGGATTTGATTTCCAGGATGTGCGGCCTTTGTGTCACGCCATGGATGATGCCGTCGCAATGGCCGCAGAAAAAGCCGCCGAAATCAGAAAACGTGTCCTGCCGGCCTTCAATCCTGTATCCGGCGAGCTCAAGCCAATGGATGACCGCGTCCTCAACGCGCGAGCCAAGGTCGAAAATCATCATGGCGCGGCCTTCCGCCGGTTTTGGGGTGTATCCGCGAAAACCGTACCAGACGGCCAGCTCGCACGGGTTTCCGATGCTGCTCATGCCGAGATACGCGCGGGGCCTGCCGCGGGAACGGCAGGCGGCCTCGTACATTTCGTTTGCCACGGCTGTGGCCTGCATATTGACTATTGGCATTTACCACCCCACCACGTTGTAATAGCGACCGTTCTTTTTGATGCGGAGCGCATCGGGGAACCGCAATTCGCCTTGCCGCGCGTTCGCTTCGTCAACCGTGGACGGAACGCTGCTCCCCGCAAGCCTTGCCCACAGGATTTGCGCCCTGTACTTCCCGCGCAACGAACCATGCCCTTCGATATCCATGAAGTGATTGACGAAGGTCGGGGTCAGGACATGCTCCATCCTGCACTCGATGCTCAGGCGGAGCATCCGGTTCCCGGCCTTGCTTGTGTACGGCTCAACCCTGCATCCCTTCACCTCGACGTTCACGCTATCATCCTGCATGAACGGCGGTGAGCCTGCGAACAGCACATCGCGCATCTCGACATTGTCTTTTCTTGCTTCCACGAGTTCGGCATGCGGGAACTCATAGCCGCAGCCAGAGCATTCGCGGGCGTCGGGAGAGACAAGCTCTTCGCAGTCCGGGCACGTCTTCATCTGGCGTTCTTTGCTTTTGGCTTTTTTTGTACCGTCGGACCATGTGACAACCGGGTTGTCCGGGCTGCCGTGCCGGGCACAGTTCCCGGACAGATCCAGGAGCAGGCAGTCGGCCTTGCCTTCATGCAGCCGAAGCCCGCGCCCGACCATCTGGACAAACAAGGCAGGAGACATCGTCGGGCGGCACATGAGCATGCAGTCCACCCCGGTGGAATCCCAGCCTTCCGTGAGCACACCGACGTTGCACACGACGCGGATGGAGCCGTCGTCAAAGCCACGCAGAACGTTATCCCGCTCCGCCTTTGGCATTCTGGAATGAACGACGCCAGACCTGTACCCGGCGGCGGCAAATGCTTCACAAAGCCGCTCCGCGTGCTCGATAGTGACGGCGAAGACAACGACATGCCGCCTGTCCTGGGCGTACTTTTCGTATGCCGTAACCGCGTTTGTGATGTGGACAGGCTTGCCCATCAGGGCGGCCAGTTCGTGCGTGTCAAACTCGCCTTTGGATGTGCGGACGCAAGACAGGGCATCGTCCATATCCACGGCTTCCTTGGCATGGAGCGGCACAAGCCAGCCAGCGTCCTGCAGCGTCCCGATGCTGATGGAACAGGTAAGCGAAGGCCACCAGTTCACGCTGCCTTTGCGGCACTGGCAGCCATAGATGTATCCATGGCCGAGGCGGTACGGAGTTGCCGTCACGCCGATGATCCGCAGGGGCGGATAGTATGCTTCCAGCTTCGCCAGCATATCCCCATACTGCGAATGTTCGTTGCGGGGAGGCACGCGGTGGCATTCGTCGATAATCACGAGATTCACAGGCCGGCATACGCCAAGGCGGTTTGCCAGCGTCTGGGGCGATCCGATGATGACGGGACGATCGAGGTCAATGTCCTTGCTGACGGACGAACAGGCCAGGCCGACGTAGTTTTCCGCTTCCGGAGCCACACGGAGAAGTTTTTCATACGCCTGACGCACAAGAATTTCACGGTGCGCCACTACGGCGATGCGCATGTTGTACTCGCGCATGCACTTCTGGATGATGGACGAAAACAGAATGGTTTTTCCCGCGCCCGTACCGGCCTGAATCAGAACGTATTTTTGCCTGCCCATGGCCTCCATGACAGCAGCGAGGGCCTCTTCCTGATATGGGCGAAGTGTAATCATGAGTAAAGCCGGAGGGTATAAAGCCCCCTCCGAAGGCTGTCAGAATTTACATTTCCCACGGCATCCTGGCAGTGGGCTGAGCAGGCTGCGCCGTGGGCGCGCTCTGCGGCGCGGGAGACCGCGGGGCATCCTGCCAGGGGGCGCGGGCGTCGGGCATCTGGGATGCTTTCGCGTACTTGATGTCCTGATATTCTTTTGTGGGGTCGTTTTTGTCTTTGCGGATGGACAGCTTGAGGATGAGCTGCCGGCCGTGCAGTTCTTCGGAATTCCCGATGTAATTGGGGTTGGGATGGCCACTCACGGTGGCGATCGTTTTCAGCGCGCGGGCAGCGATCTCGCGGACCGTCTGGTTGCTATGCCAGAGGCGGAGGTCGTCGAATACGCGGCGTCCGTGATACCGGCCGTCATCAATGCGGTACGTCAGCGACAGGCTTCTGTCGCCGGCCCGGCTTTCGCGAATTTCCGAGGCGATAATGGTAGCCGGGTATTCGCCCGGGGGCAGAAGGGAAAAGTCATCGAACACGTCATAGGAATCGAGAGGCAGGTCAAGCTGGGACATGGTTTTTCTCCTCTAGCTTACGCCATGATTTTTTTACAGATGCTGCGCAGGGACGGTTTTTCCACGTCAGCGAGGCGCCCGGAGCGATCCTTGGCGAGGCCGATGGGATGACGTGTCCTGAAGACGCGGCAAACAGCGCCGTCCTCGGTCTGCATCTCGGTCAGATGCAGGACTTCATCGAAATAGCTGACGAGACGTTCCTTCAGGGCGCTGCCGGAAATGGCAGGGGCGATGAAGCGGCGCTTGTCCTGATCCGTATCAACGCTTTCCAGGCAGGTGAACACGACGTTGTAGTCGGAGAGATCGCGGAAAGCCTTGATCATCTGCGTCATAAGGTCGTTGTATTCGCCCCACATGGGGAAGCTGTCGGACTTGCTGGGGTACTTGGCTTTCATGGCTTCGACGCAGCGGCTGGAAATTTCTGTCAGCGAATCGATGAAAACCCAGTCGTACCGCTGTTTCATCTCCGGTTTAAGCAGCATCTGCTGCGCCTCGCGGAAGTCGGCGAAAGAGCCTATCTCATACCCTTCGATTTTCCCGGCAGCGACCAGGTCGCGCACGCACAAAAGTCCGGCTTCGGCGGAAAGCGTGCAGACTTTCTCAGAGGTTTCCTCTACCTGCCTCCACCCGTCAGCAGTCCATTCCTGTCCCAGGATGGTGCGCAGGAGGCTTGTCTTACCCAGGCCGGCCTGGCCGACAACGAGCGCGCAAAAGCGCTGTGCGGTATCAACTGTAATAGGTCGCAATGCCATTTCTTATACCTCCAGCGGGGTGTAGGTGACGGACGGAGCGCCGGGCGTGATCGTGATGGCGTCATTCAAAATGGAAACCCATTCGGGATTGCCGTACGCGGTAAATGCGTCCAGCTGCTTTTGCCCGACGGGTTTGAACTCCCATTTGAAGACCTTGAAAAAACCGTCGTTGCCCATCCTGACGCGCAGGGATTCGAGTTTCGCCTGATCAAATTTAATGTTCGCCTTTCTGGCAATTTTCACATCAAATCCTGCGCCCACCAGATGCGCGGTATTTTTCCCATCCGGAAAGAGAGCCATGCCCTGCAGTGTGGCGTGGATCTCCGCCAGGCGGGACTTGTCGGCATCCATGCGGGTCTTGATGGCGGCGCCTTCCGCGATGAGGCGGTCGAGCGTAGCATTTTCCATATCTGTATCCTCCATTGGTTCTTAAAGCGGCAAGCAGTAGTCCGCCGCGAAGGC